AGCTCCCCGTTGACACCGGTTGGATAACGCCTCCTGAAATTACGGGTACAGATGAGTTTAATAATTCCATTGAAGCACTTAATAAACGTATCAATTTGTGGAACAGGTTGAAGGGTTTAGACACCCGCCAGCGTGTTGGGCGTTATGCCGGTATGTTTATGCGTGTGCGTGATGGTCAAAACCCGGAAACACCGTTAAAGAATCAGTTACCCAGTGAAAATGCATTGGTTGAAATGATGCCGTTATATGAGTCACAACTTAAGGTAGTTGAATCCGATACAAACCCGTCAAGTGAGACATACGGTGACCCTATCATCCTGCAATACAGTCAATCTGAGCCAGGTAGCCGGAATGAGGAAGCCAAGAATACTGTAAATATTCATGCCAGTCGTATTGTGTTTGCTGCTGAGGGTGCCGATAACGGTTGGATTTACGGCATCCCTGCATTAGAGCCGGTTTATAACTCACTGATGGACCTGCGTAAGATCATTGGCGGTGGCGGTGAGGGTTTCTATAAAAACTCAAGTCAAAATATTGTGTTTGATTTGAAAGATGCCGCTAGTGCGGCCGCTTACAAGGACAAGCTTGAGGATTTCAATCATCAGTATGATGATTTTGCACGTAACCGGGCGCGCCGTTCTATGTGGACACCGGGCATGGAGGCAAGCGTATTACAATCGACACTTGTTCAACCGCAACAATTCTTTGATATCGCCTTGAATGATGTGGCTGCTGGGTCACAGATACCGGCCACCATCCTGATCGGTAAGCAGACCGGACGTCTTGCAAGTGCTGAGGACTCCCGTCATTTTCTATCGGTTGTTCAATCCCGGCGTACTGGTTTCATGACTGAAATGACGCGTGACGTGATTGACTGGTGTATCAGATGGGGAATATTGCCGTCATCTGATTATGAGGTTGAGTGGGATGACCTGCTTGCCCGTTCTGATGAGGAAAAACTATCTAACGCTGAAAAAATGTCTGTTATTAACGAACGTCAATTTAAAGCAGGCGGTGACGTTCCGTTTAGCGGTGAGGAAATACGTGATGCTGCTGGGTTTGATCCTGAGGAAATGGAGGAGCCGGGCGGTGAAGGTATTGAGGATGATGAAGACGTAGTATTGCCGGATGCTGATTAATGCCTAAAAAAACCAAGGCAGACCCGACAGGGCAGGCACGTAACCGCAATAGAGGTACACGCCGATTATCTGCGCGTTTGACAAATGCTGAACGTCAGGTGAAGGCTTTATTTCGCCAGATACCGCGCACATCCCGCCGCGTAACGCGTATTGTCAATGCTGAACAAACCACCGTTTATGACTATGAGTTCACACCTCAGGATCAGGAGGCGTTAGACCGTGCTGTTGAGTTCATTCTGAATCAGCAATTGCTTGAAACGCAGGCAGGTCAGATGCCATTTGATTGGTATTGGAAGCAAGATATAGAGCTACCGTACCGTCAAGGTACAGTTGAGGAAGTAAGAGACTTTAATCAGCTAATTGCGGGTGCTGTAGCGGCAGGTGTGTTGATTGATGGTCTTTCACCAAGGGAAGTACCCATCGAACAGGTCTTACTATCCGAACCATACCGATCAGCGCTTAATAACATCCAAATTAGCAATTTCACTGTTATTAAAAGTTTGAGTGAGCGTACAAGTGCCCAAGTATTACAGCGAATTAATGCGGGTATTGAGGCAGGTTCTACACCTACGGCTATTGTCAATGAGATTAGTAAACGGTTTGATGTATCACGGTCAAATGCCAAGCGTATTAGTGAGACCGAGATTAACCGTGCCTACAATGACGCTAAATTGAATGCCGCAAATGTGTTAGGTCAGGAGACTGGGCTGAGAGCGGCTGTTTTGCATATTTCAGCATTAACGCCAACCACGCGTGACTCACATGCGGCCCGCCATGGTAATGCGTATACAGCTGCCGATCAGTTTCAATGGTGGGAGCAGGGCGCTAACAGAATTAATTGCAAATGCACAACACGTAGTGTGCTAATTGACCGTAATGGAAAAGTGGTGCAGACGGAATTGCAAAGTGAGTTGAAAGAAGAAAGAAAGTTCTTTGACAATGATGAGTGACAAGGTTATAAAGCGACTATGAAGCAAATAGATTTCACATTTATGACTAACGAGTCACAAAATACTAAGCGTGTGATGACTCAATGTCGCACGCTGGTCAATCGTGATGCGGTCCGCCGTGAAACGATAGATGGTGCTGAACACATTATTGTAAGTTCTGCCACATTACCTGATGACGTGGTTATGAACGGTGGTCTGTATCCCGCTGAAGAAATTGCAAAGTCATTTGAAGGGCTTGAGCTAACGTTGGCCCCTATTGAGCATCCTGTCACCAATGACGGTGAGTTTTTATCCGCCAATGATCCACGTGCAATCCATAATTTCTATGCCGGTGCATATAACATGAATGTCCGCCGCGAGAATGGACGCGTGTGGGTGGATAAGTACATCAATGTCAATGAGGCCAAGAAGACTGACCGGGGCAAGCGTTTGCTTGACCGGATCAACGAAATCGAAAATAACGACAATCCACGTCCAATCCATACAAGCACGGGCTTATTCCTGATGCGTGAGGATTTGGAGGCACCACAGACTAACGCTAATGGTGATGAATATACGTGGGTTGCCCGTGACATGGTTTTTGATCATGACGCCATTTTGCTTGACTCTGTAGGTGCCGCGCAGCCTCATCAGGGCGTAGGTGTTGCTGTTAACCGTGAGGGTGAACAGTGTGAGGTCAATGAATTTGACACAAATACGGTAAAGGCATCACGCCGGTTACCGTTGGCACCCGCTGATACTACATGGGATAGTGCGGAAGCCGATAAACGTATGCGTGAGGCAATTGGTGCTGAAGATGCGCCTAATTCCACGTATGCCCGGTATCACTTATGGTTTAACGCCGATGAGCCTGAGAATTTTGGTGCCTACAAGCTGCCATTTGTTGATATCATTGATGGCCGCGCACATGCGGTACCTAATGCGTTACGGAATGCCGCCAGCCGTCTTGACCAGACCGATGGTCCAACAGATGAAGAAAAAGAGACCATCCGTAACATCATTGAGGGTTACCTGAATGAGTTAGAAACTAACGCGGCTGGACCATCATTTAGTGAGATTCAGGACTCGATCCAAGAGGCTCTAACCAATCGTCAAATCATGGGACAAGACGACTGTTTATGGGTTGTTGATGTATTTCCGGTTGATTCCACAGTCATTTATGAATTAAATGGCGAATTATTCACCGTACCGTTCACCATGAGTGAGCAGGGACGGGTAACGATTGTCGGCATTCCGTTGCCAGTTGAGCGGAATGTGGCATATGTCCCAAAAACTAACCACTCAGAAGGTGACCCTATGAAAGACTTGATGTTGCAAGCCTTGGCGGCCGCTGGAGTAACGGTTAACGCCGATATTTCAGATGCCGACCTGTTGGCTAAATACAACGAGCTTCAGGCTAACCAATCTGACGACAACGGCGCTGACGCTGACGATGATGACGGTAATGCAGATGCCGTTGCCAACGCTATCAAGCCGCTTGTTGACAAGATTGACGGCTTAGAGGCTAAATTAAATTCCGCAGATGAGGCCGAGCTTGACCGCTTGGCGGGTATCGTTGGCAACAGCGATAAGTACCCTGATCTTGACGCGGAAGCCGCAAAGAAACTGGGAATTGATACCCTTAAGAGCATGTCGGTTAACTGCCAGACTGCTTTCGGTGTCTCCCCTGTCGTTAACACAGGCGCAGGCGGTAATGAAGCATTTGCCGCACCCGCTGAAATGCCTGAAGAATAAGGGAGATACGTCATGTCCGTAATTGGTAAGCGTGTAATCTATGTGGGTCCCGCCGATGGTGCGAACCACAAGCCTTTAAACGTTGAAGCAATCGCTAAGGCTGCTATTCTGCCGGGTACTCCTGTATCTTTGGCGGCTGACAGCACTGGCTTTGAGGTTGCTACAGCAGGCGACAACCTGTTTTTGGTTGCCGATAAGGATCAACAGCGTTCACGTAGCGTTGATGATGCTTGGACAACCGGTGAAAACATGGTTGCCATTCAACCCCGTTCCGGTGAATTTGTGAACGTATTGGTTGAAACCGGTCAAGCTTTGGTTCGTGGTACGCCACTGACCATGGGCACAACTGGTTTAACTACTGGTACTGAAGCAGATGCAGTGGCTTGGGCCGATGAAATTGTGACTACAGCAGCCTTAGAGCTGGTGTGTGTTCGCGTTAAATAAGGAGACCGGTAATGTATTTTTCTAAAAAGCATATTGCTAAGAGTCGTGCCGGTAACGCACAATGGAATTCTGTTGTGCAAGCCCGTAACGCTTATGCCTTAAATGAGCAAAGCCACGCGCCGATGTTGAATGCCATGGGCATTTCAGTAAACGAAGGTTTGATCCCTCAGGATGTTTACCAAGAGTTTGACAATGTTACCGTTGAGGTGATGAAGTCTGACCAAGGTGACGTATTCCTGAATGATCTATTACCTCAGTCCACTTCTGTGAACATTGGTAAGTTGGTCCACCGCTTCCGTCAGGCTTCTGACGCAGGCCGCCCTCAAACATCCATGACCGGTCAAATTGGTGTGAAAATGGACCAGGTTGAATTCCAGTATGACGGGTGCATTATTCCTGTTCATGATGCTGGTTTCTACCGTAACTGGCGTGAGTGGAATGCTCAGAACTCTGAAGGTTTTGATGCATTGATTGATGATCAGCGTGAAACCATGCGTGAGCTGCGTTCATTCGCCGCTGACAACTTCCTTGACGGTCACCGTGATGCTGATGGTCAAATCATCGTTGTTGACGGTTTGTCTTGGGCTGGTATGCGTGCTGATGCCCGTGTTGAGCAAATTGACCTTGGCCCCGCTGGCATTAACTTTGATTTCACCGACACTGCTCAGACTTATGAGCAGATTGAAGCCGCGTTCAAACAGGTTCGTGATGTGATGTGGATCACTAACAACTGTGAGCAAGACCTGACTTACTATGTAAGCCGTGAGATTGCTTCTAACTTTGAGCGTAACGGCTCAGATGCAGTTGTTTCTAACCGCATTCTTGAGCGTTTGGCGGGTCTTCAGGGTGTTGCTGCGATCAAAGCAACTAGCAAACTGACTGGTAACGAAATGATGGCTTTCCCTGCGACTGGCGGACTTGTTCGTCCTGTTGTTGGCATGGGCTTCAATACCGTTGCTATGCCACGTCCGGTGTACAACTCTAACTATGAGTTCACAAGCTGGGGTGCTGTTGGTTTCCAAGTTCGCACTGATTACTACGGTAATACTTGTGCGATGTTTGCCCAGAACTTGACCTAATAGCGAGGTATTGAGTCATGAGTGAAGAAAAGAAGCCTACCCACGTGGTAGTACACCCTAAGCTAACCCTTCGCGCCGGAGGTAAACTTCAGCGTTTGAAGGTTGGTTCTCAGATTCATTTAACTGAGGCTCAGGCTGAAAAAATGGGTGATCGCGTGAAACCCCTTGTTGAGGGTGAAACTTTAGATTTGGCTGCTGACAATGAGTTGACTACCTTGCGTGCGCTTGGTAAGCAACTTAACGTCAAAGGTGCTGAAACAATGGAGCCTGCTAAATTAAAGGCTGCTGTTGACAAGGCAAAGAAAGAAGCAGACAAATCTAACGAAGCCCTCAAGAAATAAGAGGATGGGGGCTTCGGCCCCCTAATCTTTTATGCCTGATACATTACTGAATGTAGACTTGCCTGCTAATCAGTGGGTGAATCTTTATGCTGTCACCAGCATAGCGGTTGGTACAGCCATATCCGTTGAGAATAACGGTGACGCGGACGTGTACCTGACTGTGCGTGCTACAGAGCCACCGGTAGGTTACCGGGCATATAACGTTGTAAATCGTGCCAATGGTGTGCGATTACGTAATACTGAAGGTGATTCAGGAGCATGGGCGTTCTGCCCCAATACTAACGGTAGGGTTAATGTGAGGGTTATCTAATGGCTGGTTTTTACCCTGAAACTGGTGATATTGACCCTGATTCTGTAGTACTAAAATTGACCCTTGGTTGGGAATTCACACTTGATGGGACTTTTACAGAGGCTAGCCCGCTATCTGTTGATGCTGGTGTCTGGGTACCTGTTCCGAATGATGGTTCAAGTCCAGGTATACCTAACCTCATTAATTACCCTGATGGGGTAGCGGAGTTTTATGATTCTGCTACTCAGCGGATATTTCCTGATGCTGAGAACGGCTTTGGTGGCGTTGTTATTGCGCTTGGTGTTAAGCCCTTGGCGGCAAATACAGAATTGACGTTACGGGCGTATATAGATACCCCGGGTGACTTTTCCTCTGATCAGCAGATAAACCTTAAGGCTGACTCAGG